CGAAGATCTTAGCGCCGTCAGCAGAAACTTCAGCACCGAGATTCTTGAGACCAAGCATAGCATAGAATTGACCAGCGCCGAAGAGGTTAGTGGTGATACCATAACGAGTTCTTGCAGCGGTGATTGGATTCATTGTGAATGGATCAAGAGCTTGGTTAAGTTCAAGAGGAATGTATGGGAGGTAAATGATACCAGCATCATAGATTTGTTGACCCTTGAAGCCAAGGAGGACATATTCGCCACCAGCGAGGGAGTCACGATAGAGCTTAATTGTACCATTTCTGAGAGCGCCAATTTCAACAACGCCAATGTTATTATCAATAGACTTACCAAATGCATTAGCATTGCCAAGACCACCGGAAACTCCAAGTGGATTGAAGATATTGGATTCAAGAAGGGCAGCAGCACCTGGAGAAGCAACGCACCAGTTAGCAGCACCACGTCTACTCTTTACTGCGATACTTGCAGAAGCTTGAAGGATGGATGTGTAAAGGGTGTTTGTTCTTTCGTTTTGGTTACGACCATCAGCAACAGCTGGATCCCACATTCTGGCATTACCAGCGCGGATTGTAGCTTGGATGATTTCACCGAGGAGTTGTCTGTCAATTTCTTGAGCGATTTCATAAGAAATGAGTTCAGAAATTTCTTGTTGAGCATTGAGGCCTTGCATTGCCTTCATGTCTTCTTCAGTTTCACGGGTGATTTGGACACCGAGCTTACGAGTCTTAGCAGTAACTGTAGCCTTGAGAATTTCAAAGCCAGCTTCTGGCATATCACGACCGACAGCCCAGTTTTCAGCATCAGAGACATCAGCACCATCACCGAAAGCACTGAAGGTATTGCCACCGTATTGAGAAACGCCATTGTTACCAAGGAAGCAACGGAGGAAATCAGCTGGGGTTTCAGATTCTGGAGCAGTATCTTGTGGATCGATTGTAGCAGATGGTTTTGCAAGGTTAATTACTTGACCAACCTTGAGGGTAACAGTTGGATTACCTTCTTCATCCTTTGGCATGAGGGATTGAAGAATAGCAATATTTTGTTCAGAAACTTGAACGAGGTTTACAGTACCTTGATCTTGGGACTTTGGACCAACTTGTGGATATTCACCGAATTCATCAACTGAATTATTGGTGTCGCCATCATTACCAAAATCATCTGGAGCTTCGCCATTGGATTGTGCATCATAGATCTTGTTGTTGTACTTGTTAGCAAATTGAGCCTTACCAGTGAAGGATGGGTTGACGTTGAGGTAACCAATTTCCTTACCGAAGGAGTTTGGACCACGGCCGAAACGACCATATTTAGCACGGAAGGCAAATGCCATACCGATTGGGCCTTGCATTGGTTGAACGCCAACGAGCTTGTGAGCAAGGAGTTGTGGATAGATTCTTCTGATCATTGGGATAACGATAGAAGGAACTCTAGCATCACCAACACCACTACCATCACGGGCTGTGTTAGCATAAGAAGTAGCAGCTGTGTCTGGACCAAATGTTGGAGCATTAGAAATGCCAGCATCTTCAAGGAGAAGGCCACGGCCATGTTTTGTTCTGTATTGTTCATCGATCTTTTCTTGAGCGTTTTCAAGAACGATAGCGGTGGACATCTTTACGACGTCAGATGTAATATCATCTTTGCAATTAATGAGAGCAGACCACTTATTGAAGATCTGTTCTTGATTTTGAATACCACGGAATGTCATAATTTTATTTCCTTATAAATTTAAATCAGTTTTGTTTTTTGAGATAATTTGCGTAGAATTCTGCAATATTATCTGGTGTTTTTTGTGCTGTAGTCTAAACTTTCTTAGACTCTTTCTCTTTGTTCTAAAGAACGATTGAGGAGGGTTGAGTAGAAGCTGTATGTTTTGCTCTTAATTCAGCTTGTACTTTAGCTCTTTTTGCAGCTTGTTCTTTTCTGAAGGACTTTCTTGCATCCTCTATGGACTCCTAAATTACCTTAGGTGAAGCAACCCTTGCAAAGTGTGCTCTTAAATATTTTGCCTAAGCTGGAGTGCAATCCTTTAATTTTTCCTAAAGCACTAATTGTGCTTCTTTTCGTTGTAATTTTCTATTTAACTTAGCATTTTCGCTAATGAGTTTTTCAGATTTTTCTTTTGCTGCATTGATTTGATTTTCATAATCAGTAAAGATACCATTCTTAGATTCTTGGATAATTCCATTAACCTTGAGATAATCTTTCATCTTATCTAATGTCTTCATAGCAAC